GGTGGTGTAACCATCGCTGTATCGCCCTTCATGGATAAGAATTACGAAACCAACCGCAACTTTCTGAAACCTTATCACTACCAAGCCGCCAACTTCTTGTCGATCGTTTACAACTACGATTACGACCACTTGTTGGAACTGATGCGGGTAGTGTTCGTACCAGCTGAGAACGGCTTTAAAGAAGCTAAGTTCAAGATCTTCAAGAAGAACAAGCACGGTGACCGGGTCGCTGAAGTCATTCATACCCGTGAGTTCTTCAATTACGTTCGACAAAAGAATTATCACTTATCTCCGTCGTTGGTAGCGTACACTCATACCGACGAAGAGCAATCTGTTAACTCGATCGCAACTGAAACCTTCATTGACTTCCGTCGTTTCTACAAAGGGAAGAAAGGTGAAGCGGAAGCAGCGGGTGATGAGGAAGCTAAGAAAGCTTTCCATGAAATCCAGAACGCCCTGAAGATCTTCAACAACGCCCAGTCGGGTGCCATGTCGTCTTCAGGTACTCCACTGTTCAACCACTCTGGTCACACCACGCTGACCAGTATCTGCCGTTCCTTGACGTCGACTGCGAACTTGATTAACGAACGGCTGATTACCGGTAACCGGTTGCTGTTGTCGTATAACAAGACCATCGAAGGTTTCTTGGCACAGTTGCAGTTCTCTGATCATCACCTCATTGAGGAAGTGATTAAAGAACACAACATGAAGCACGCGACTGTTGACCAAGTGATGGACATGGTTCGTCGTTGCGCTAACTATTACTTTAGCAGTAAGTCGAAACTGGCGAAGATCCAACGGTTTGTTGAAGTCTTGACAGGTCTGGAACGCACTATCTTGTTGTGTGTGATGGATATTCGTGGTCTGTATACCACTAACCCGAAAGTCATGACCCAGTTCTTTGCTGAATGGTGCGCAGTCCCTGAGGTTCCAGAAGGGTCTAATGCGGATGACTTCCTCAAGCCAACCAACGGGGACTACAAGATCCTCTGCTTGACCAAGCTGGGTAAGAATCCTAGCAAGTTGGCAATGAACCATCTGAACGAGTATCACGTGAGTTTGGAATCCAAGTGGTCCAGGTTCATCATGGCATTCTTCCGTTCCCGTATCCCACCGACTGGGATTTACGATGTAAAAGAGATCGTGCGTGAAAGCGTAATGACCTCCGACACTGACTCCGTGATCTACAGTGTTGACATGGTAATTGAGAACTTCGCGAAGGATGAAGAGACAGAGATTCGTTTCAACGGTGTATTGACGTACTTCATCCGTTGCATTGCTGTAGACCAACACGCCAAGCTCAGCGTCAACATGAACGTGGCGAAGAAGTTCCAACATCGTCTGCACATGAAGAACGAGTTCCTGTATACCTCTTACTTCACTACCAATATGTCGAAGCACTACTTCATGCTGGAATTGATGTGTGAAGGGGTGATGCACGATGCGGCCAAGCTGGAGATGAAAGGGGTTCACTTGAAGGGCGTGAAGATTGCGGAACTGGTCCGTAACTTTACGAAGAAAGTGATGAGACAAGCACTTGATACGCTGTACAACAAAGAGAAATTGTGCGCAGCGACCCTGCTTAAAGATGTGGCTGATATTGAACGAGCGTTGATCGACAATATTAGTAACGGAGGATGGTTGTGGTTACGGAAGGATAACATCAAGCACGAATCGGTGTATTCCACTCCAAACTCGAGCATCTACTACTACCACAAAATGTGGATGAACGTGCTAGGTCCTAAGTACGGTGAGGCACCTCAACTGCCGTACAAAGCTTATAAGGTAAACTTGGATCTGGATGGTAAGAAGAAAATGGCAGTCTTTCTCGAGAGTATTGAGGATGCCAACTTCAAAGCCATGGCTGAGAGCTTCTTTAAAGATCGCGATGGATTGAGTTCACTGTACGTTCCGACTGACATGATTGAAGCAATGGGTGGTATTCCTAAAGAGTTCTTGCCGTTTGTAGACATTCGGCAGGTTATCCAACAAAACCTTAAGTCGGTGTATGCGATCTTGGAATCCTTCGGGTTGTTCATCCTGAATGCCAAGAAGACCCGATTGGTTTCCGACGAGCATTGATGGGGTTAACATGGAACAAGGAAAGCGTACGCTGGGGATGATTCCGGGATTCAAACCCCCTGAGGGGGTAGTTGAGATGCCCAAAGGGTTTGAAAGACTCCCCACTCAAAAGGAGCTACACGCCATTGTGAAGAGCTGGTTCGCTAATAAAGGCGAATTGATGGGGGATCTGGGCAATGATCAATCGTAAAAGGTTTATTTGTAATGACGAAGCAGCCGGTGTCAAGTTGTATTGGCACCGCGAGGCAATGGTCTACTTCGGGGCAACAGGTCATGGTCTGGAAGACTTTATTCCAGGCCTCGAGCCTTATTACGATGATCACATGACTGTGTTAGAGGACGTGGTCGTCAAGACTGCTTTTGATTTCACTGAGTACAGTATTTTCCCTATTTGCCCTAGTAACTTAGAGAAGTTGCTTGAGTTACTGGAACCCACTAACTTGGTTACCCCAACACTCCAGGTTAGTCTTCCGTTCTTTAAAGCCGCTTACGGGATGAAGTGATGAACCACGTTAGCGTAAGCTCAGTGCATCACTTTAAACTTTCCGAAGATGAGCTGCAAACAGCCAAAGAAATAAGCGAGATGTTGATGGGATTAACTCCAGAACAAAGCATTATGTTGAAGGCAACCCATACCGATCCCGAGACAGGGTTGTTGATAGGGACCAGCGACGAGTTTAGTAGTAGTGGGTTAGGGGTTCCCCTTGTAGCTACTTCGAAAATAGCTTTCTTTAAAGATGCGTTCGTTGTGGGGATTACGCCCGACGGCTTAACCCGTTATTACGTTAAAGACCCGGCAGATATTCTTAAGCTCCTCAAAATCGTTGGCGCTGTCGTTTCGGAAGCTTTCATCGGGGTTACGACCGATGCAGTGCACGAGATGATGGGAGGTAGCATCAATGGATAAGTTCAACAAGAACGAGTTAGAGTTGTTCAAAACAGGTACTCGTTACAGGGTGGTCTTCTTACACAAACCATCCGGGTTATTAATTGCTTGTGATAACAACCCGTACGTTACTAACAAGGACGAGTGGGTTGTTCAGCCACCCGAGACCACGTTAGCTGTGATAAAGCACGTCTGGGTAGACGCTTGGCGTGGCGGGGAGGACAGCAAGTATCAGGTTGAGCGACTGGAAGACTTACCCCGGTTGCTTGAGATTGTCGACTCCACTCGAGTTCAGGCCGTAAGGCTTAGCGCAAGTGAAGAGTTTATGCGCGAGGCATTGGTTAAGGTATAGCGGCTCTCAGACCTATATTACTTGGGTATTAAGACTTATCATCTTGCTATCCTTGGAGGTTGTTATGGGTACTGTTCACTTCTTGCGCGCCAGCGACATAGCCCGTGTGTCTAACGACTTGCTCGCTAAGCACAAATTGATCATCGACGAAGTCAAAGAACTTAACCAGAAAGCTGGGGAGTTGATAGACCAAGCCAATGCACTTCTGGATGCTGATCTGTTGGCCATCGGCACTGACCCAAATTACAAGTACGATAATGGGGTCAAGGAAAAGCTGGACGAGTTGAAAGCCGAGCGAGAGACTATTACTCAGCGCAGCGAACTCTTACTCAAGAGAGCATCTGAGTATCTCGAATGGCACGGCGAGCTGTTTAAACGATAACGAATAATAGGAGAGTGGGCTTGCGCCCACTCTCCCTTAGTCACGTTCTTTTTTTTTTATCCCAAGTTTTCTTCATTCAGCTTATGCACCAACATGGCCAACTCGTAGAACCAGCCTTTGAAGTAGGCTTCAGGAACCCGACCCAAGTTCTGGATGCGATATGGGTGAGTGCGAGCAATCATGGTGTTGACGTCACCAGCCTTATAACCACCTTTATTACAGAAGGTCAGGTAGATAGCCAAAAGCTTCAAGATAGCCGGCTCCCAAATCCACATGGTCTGAGCAAAGACAGCGTTGTTACCCGCTCTGACGTAGTTGAAGTAAGGTTCCGTGTAGATACTGATGATGGCCTTCATGAAGTGATCAAAGCTAACCAGACGACGGTTGCTATAGAACTTAACCAAGTGCTCAATCAGTTCACCGTAGAACCGCTGGTCGTTTGCCAGGGTAAAGACTACCCGATCAGTCTTTATTAATTCCTCACTGGGGACACCATTTATAACGCGCTCATACAACACGTTGATGACGCTCAGCTGGTTATGCATAAGCTGCGCATAGACGAAAGGGTACTGGGCGATGTAGGCTCCGGGACCAGCGTCACGTTCACGATTAAGTTTCTGATATGCCCACCATCCTACTGCCAACTCTACGAGATCCACACCCATGATCGCCAAGTCACCAATGGCTGATTGAATGTAGTTAACGGGTTTGGTCACGTTGTGCTTGTAGCCGTGAGAGGTGATGGTAGAACACAGCGGTACCACTGGACGTAACTTATCCAGGTCCAAGGTCGATTCATCATAAACCTTGGTGTTGTCAATCAGGCACCAGTGCTCTCGGGTGTTGTTCCGATAGAACCCATCACTGATTGCTTGACCCACTCGGTTCGGGGAAGTAATCTTGAACTGAGTACATAATGAATATGCTCGTAGCCGCGTGTATTCAACGACGTACTTCAAATCCCACTCTTTGTTAATACTGAGCTGGTGAAGAAGCCCAACCAGAATGTGCTCGTTTTCAACGTTAAAAGGTTGATCCGCAGTCCATTCAAGGAACGCGTTTCGGTTGAAGTCAGTTTGTCGACGCATGTTCCCGACTTCCGGAAACCGGAGTAGTGCGTAGTTCGTATTGGACGGTACAGGAAACGATAAGGTTCTCATAACTAGTTATTTCCATGTGTCGTTCTATTCTATACACACACTAATATTCCGGGCGAGATCCCGGAAAGTCCAGAGTGCGTTTAGTAAATTTGGGCTAAGAGTTTAAAGCTGCTATAGCATTCCAGCCGGTTGAGGTGGAAAGTTACAGTAGCTAAATAATTTGAGGCCTATATTACTAGTACGAATCGAAGATAGAAATGTGTGTAGGCATACACCTAGCGATTCTGCTATCAGTCACCCTTTCTTAAGAAAAGATGGAGTTCTACTTTTATGGCCGTTCAATCCAACCGCAACAAAGGCTCCAGCGCAAGCTGGGATGGTACAGATGGTAGTGCTGTAGAGTTCTCCGCCCTGTC